GGAAACGAAGGATCGCTTCCTTTTGGCGGGTTCCCCGGTACAGAAGAATACAGCATTAACGGACAATAATATGAAATCTATAATTGATCACGCAGCCACATCTGACCTTGAAGTTTGCGGATTCATCTGCATGGAAGATGGCAAAGTGGTAACTGAGCCAGCAAAAAATATCGCTATCTACGAAAATAACTTATTTGAGATTCATCCATTAGAGGTTGTGAAGAAAATCAGAAGCGGCAAGTTGATGGCGATCTATCATACTCATCCTTCGTCTGGAGAAGAGGAATCTAAGTTTGATAAATTTAATTGCGAAAATTCTTGTGTTCCGTATTTGATCTATAGCAAGCAAACAGAGAAGTTTAATCTTTTAACACCAAAGATTCCTCATGTTAATAAGGAATACGTTAAAATCTTAAAGGAGCTGTATGACTAATATCTATCTGCACGGAGAATTAAGAAATCTTTATGGCGAGTATTTTAAGCTGAACATTGAATCAGCCAAAGATACTTTTCGTGCAATCAATTCTAATAGAAAAGGTTTTATTACTACCGTTAAAAAATTAATGGGAAAAGGTGTTTATTATAGAATAATTATTGATGATGAGGTAGTTCAAGACTCAAAAGAACTAGAAATACAAAAAGTACCAAAAGAAATACATATTGTTCCTATTGTATGGGGAGCTGGAAATAATCAGGGATTGCAGATGCTTTTGTTAGCCGCTGTTATAGTTGCTGTATCTCTTACTGGTCCAGTAGGAGCTATTGCTGGAGGAAAACTTGCTACTGGTTTACAAATGGTAGGAGCTGCGCTAGCTGTTCAAGGAGTCATGACTCTTCTTTATCCACCACCCAAACCAGATTTTAATCAAGAAGTATCTGCTGGTGGTAAATCTTATCTTTTTGGCAGCAAACCAGGCAACGTTTCTCAAGGCCAAGCTGTTCCAGTTGGATATGGCCGATTACTCATTCAATCTTCTCAAATAAGCGCAACAGCTAACCATTATCCTTTATCGCAAAACATTAAAGAATTGATGAAGCCTGTTGATGACAAAGGTAGTGATTATACCGAAATTATCGCTAATGACGAAGCTCCTTCTCCTTATGGGTTAAGCGTAGATGGATTCTCTACAAACCAAGCTACAGACCTAGGAGATAGTCAAATCTTCTCTTCTATCAATTTAGTTAATTCTTATATCAACATATTAACTACTAGCGTAGGTAAAGTAGCTAGTGATCCTGTAGAAGTTATCGTCAAAACTAACGGCGAAATAGTATCAAACCCAAATTTAGATACCTATAATCCAGACATTAGCTATGAATGGAAAGAAATTTCTGCGACAACGCCCGGCGCTATTAAGATGGAAACGGCTTATGCTTTTAATGATGGATTAGTTTACCGTTCTTATGATCCTTTGTCTTTTAGATTAAAAACAAATTTAGGAACTGGAGATTTAAATACTCAGCCAAATTATTTTAATGTTTACGAAAGTGGATCTTTAGTAAAATGGGGGCCAACCGAATTTAATGATTTATCTATTGGAGATTGGGATAAAGATTACCTATTCAAGAAAAAAGAATTAACAAATTATCAAGATCGTTATTTCTCTGCCGTAAGAGATTCGATGGGTAGAGCTGTGATTAGCGGAGCGTCTAGAGCTGGAAGCGTAGTAACAGTGACTACGCAAAACTCTCATGGATTTTTGAATAACATAAATGTTGATGTATTCAATTTGATTGGAAGCGGAATTAATAGTTCTTATGCTGACGGTACGCATTTAATATCTGTAACTGGAACAGGAACAGGACAAACTAATTTTACATTTAGTATTTCTGGTGCAAGCGGATCTGAAGTATATTCGACATCAACAGGTTCTTATGCTGTAGCTACAGAACAGATAGCTCCTTTAAGCGGATCAACAGTAATTACTGGATTTTGGTCAGAAATACAAAATCCATCCAATCAATATATATACAAAGCTTTAAAAATAAACACTGGAGTCATTCCATCTTTAGATCCTACAGGATGGAGCTTGGTGACATCTCCTTTAGCGGAAACAGGGTTTGACGCGTTAACTAATAGTTTTCCTGCATTTTCAACACAAGGTATTTATGTTGGAGACGTTAATCAAACAAATCTTCAAACTATAATTAACTCTGATGGAGATAGAAATTCCGTAGATAATTATATGATGGAGTTCTACGGCTATATGTATGTAGAAATGGATCAAGATAAAGTAATTGATATTGTCGATGCGCAATCAGGAGTAGCTTACGAAATAACAAAAATAGGATCAACTGGTCAATGGGCAACGATTGGACTAACTGGATTAACAGGAACCCCAATCATGCCAGAACTAGGGGCGACTTTCGTTAAGAATGGTACTCCAGCTTTAACAGCGAGTAACGGAAAAGTATATCCTGTAAGAAAATTTAATTTTAAAATAGATTCAGATGATGCTGGCGACCTTCATATTGATGGACAGTTAGCGAGTTCTTACTACGATTCTCATGGATTCGCTTTGAATAATGTCCCAGCTCCAGCGATAGCGGATATACCATCAACAACAACCGAAATAATGTTAACGGCGGGTTTTCATCGTTTAAATGCTAGATTCCAAGATGGAATTGGTTCTGACGGATTAAGTATTTATTATAGATCAAAACTTGACGGAGAATCTTATTCAGACTATCAAGTATTACCATCTTCTGTTTTAAAACATAGATCTTATACTGATTTGTCTCAAAAGAAAAATGTTAAATTCTCAAACAAGAGAGCTTTGATTCCAGCTTCTTCTATGGTAGCTGGTAAAAAATATAAAATTGTTACATTAGGAGGCGTTAACTGGAGTTCTATAGGAGCCAGTTCTCCAGCAATAGGAAGCGTATTTTACAGAAACAACACTGCAATAAGCGGCTCTGGAGGATATGTGTTTGAAGATTTATTTAGTTATTCTCAATATTCTTCTGCTGAATTTAACCGATTAGTTAGATTCACGGCTGAAAGACCAAGCTCTGATTTATATTGGTCTGCAAAATCTGGTTTGTCAGTATATAAAGCAAAATGGCAATGCGTAGCTAAAATTGGAGCATCTAATACTCTTTATTCATCACCAGTAAAAATAGATGTAAAGTTCTTAAACTCTAACTCTCAAAAATCAGTAATCAATACTGTTTCCGATTCAAATACAATAAATCTCCTATGAAAATATTAAATCCATATAGATTTTTTAAAGGAGCATTTGGATCTGGAACTGATGCTCCTACTCCGAAATTAATTCCGCCAGCTAAAAATAATGGACTTTTGAAATCAATATCTATATTTGAGTGCGTTGATTTGCTTTGTGAAGGACCAATCTACGGACTAGTTGATCAATTCGGCAAAAAAATATATGGTTTAGATATGTTAAAAGGAATTTATCTAAACGATACTCCTGTAATGAACTATAAAGGCGAATATAATTATAGAAATGTATTGATGGAAATTAATTTTGGGACAGAAAATCAAAAAGCTTTAAATAATTTCAAAAAAGTATATATAGCTCGTCCAGCTAATTTTAAATTATTAGGACCAATAAATAATACAGGTAATAGTGCGGAAGAAAACGCGTTAAATCTTAGAGGTGATAGAGATTTCGTTACTTGGGCAAAAAGCAGCGATGGCTGGCCTAGCGAAAACCAAGATCCTTTTGTGTATATTCATAAAATTAAAAACAAAGATGTTAAAAAATTAAAAATTAGCTTATTAATAGAGCAGTTATTCGATACAGTGAGCGAGGGAAATGATGCAAACGGAGGATTGGGCACAAATAAAGCTACTAATTTAGAGATAAATATTAAATATGGATTAGATGGTGGACTTATTCTTGGAAATAGAAATATATTAATTAATGGTTATGTTCAGTCGCCATATGGATTAATGATTGGAGATGGCTCTAGTATGGGGGTTGGAGGAACTGTTAATAGAAATATTGGCGTAGGAACTATGTCAGGAAATGACGGAGGTGGTCCATCAGCGGGCGGTTCGTTCGCTGACGATACAACAAGAAATTACTGGGATAATTACTTAAGAGATCAATGGAAATCAGGAGAACCATAATATGTCTATTCAAAAAACACAAGCAGAAGTTATAGCATTAGGAATTAGCCCAAGAAATTATTCAGCTGTATTATCTACTATATATGATTTAAACGATAAAGCTGTAAGTAACTATGTTCCAACAGCTCCAGTTACAATCCTATACACAAATTCTGTAATTGGAGATGGAGCTTCTTATAAAACATTTAATACATTAGCTTCAAATTCCTTTGCTAAAGGAAGTTCTATAACAGTTTCAGGAAGAGCTAGTTATTTTATTTATAGTGGATATGTTACTATTTCTCAAAAAGCCGCTATAAAAGTAGTCGCTGAAATTGACTCTGGACGCTCTTCATCAACTTATCAAACTTATACTTGGGAAGCGTTGGCGAGCGAAATTGTTGCTGAAGGTGGAACGGTAGGGACATTTTCATTCCAAATACCGTCAAGTATTACTAGCAAACTAGCCGTAGCAGATGATCATTATTTAAGTATTTGGGCCACATCCCCAGATAATGCGTTTGTAAAATTAACGGCAAGTGGAACCATAGATAATGCAAGAAAATTTGCAATAACAGCATCTTAAAAATATAATAATTTATGTCAGACGATCCAAACGAACCGCAATCGACCGAGACAAGCCCAATTACACAGAATGAAATGCTATCTGCTGACATTGTGCTGCCTCCGTCTGTAAACGGAAGAGATCGTTTCATTTTGATAGAAAAAAAATCGCCAGAGACTATCAATCCTTTGGTTAAAAGAGAAGTTAGCGTAGAAGCTATCGTTGAGATTATAGACAGAAACTTTTCTTATCCAATGGCAGCTCACGTTGGATTGAAGTTCGATTCTAGAACGTTTTCTAGTATTCCTTCAAAAAAGTTTGATGTCAAAATGAAGAAAGTTAAGGTTCCTTCTAATTATTATCCAACTGGTGGAAATGGCTTAGATAGAAGATATGTTTACCCAAATCCTGATTACGACGCAGATCCAAATACGCTAGACGTTATATTCATGGTTGATCAAAACATGAATTTTGCGACGAGAGCTTTATTAAAAAGAAATTTAAAAGATATTATCGCCAAATTAATTTCTGGATACAAATACACAAGAGCTTCAATTTGGCAAACATCTACTACAGGAAATGTAACAATAAAAAAACCAGACAAGACTATTGAGCAAGTAATAAATAACTTTACTTACTATCCAGATAGTGATGCAAACGAAGGAGCGTTCTTTGAAGTTGAAACTCCTGATTCTGATGGCGCAAATAATACAAATCTTTACAAGAAACTGTTCGATGCTTTAAGCTCAACTCAGATTTCTACAAATCCAGATGAAACTATTATTGCTAATTATTTTTTAAGAAAGAGTCAGTTTGGCATTACAGATACGGTAGGAACTGAAAGCGAAGCGAAGACATTAAGACACGTTTGGGAGAATACGGTTAGAAAAGTGATTTACTTATCTGGATCAACCCCAGAAACAATGAGTCAAAATACTTACGATACGCTATTATCTCATGCAAGAGAAAATTGTGTCGGCATTTATTACTTCCATAATGATTCAGATTTTTCTGGAGAAAGAACATTAAGAGAACTTGCGGAAGATACAGGTGGTGGCAAATTCTGTATGTTTCATGATTCTGACGTAAAATTAATTCAGTTTTGCGATAATAATTTTTACGACAGTAACAAGATATACTATGGAGATTGGGATGGGACATTCAAAATCGCTTGGACAGATAATCCAGCTTGGGTATTGTACGATATTATCACAGACCCAAATTATGGATTAGGCAATTATATTGATTCTAAAGCCGTAGATAAGTGGACTCTCTATGATATTGGCCGTTATTGTGACTGCGTAGATGATGACGGCAGATTTAGAGGCGTTCCAGATGGTAAAGGTGGCTTAGAGCCAAGATACACTTGTAATATTATCTTTTACAATAAAGATGAAGCTTATAACGTATTGAAAGATATATCCGCAGTATTCAAAGGTATCTTATACTGGACAACAGAAGGCTTCTCATTCTTTGCTGATATGCCGAAACAAGCAGTAATGCAGTTTGCAAATTCATCAGTCAAAGATGGAGCGTTCAATTACGAAGACACGGCAAAGAACTTGCGCTATACTTGTGTCGAAGTTACTTACAACGATAGATATGATTTTTATAAACCGAAAGTAGAATACGTTGAAGACTCAGAAGGCATAGTAAAATATGGTTTAAATCCATTCAAGGTTAATGCTGCTGGATGCACATCTCGTTCAGAAGCGAAACGTATTGGACGATATGTAATGTCAACGTCAATGAATGAATCAGAGGTAGTGACATTTACCGCTGGTATAGAAGGATCTTATTTGCAGATTGGAGACTTATTTATCGTGAGTGACGAAATCAAAAACGTCGCAAGAACGTTTGGAAGAATTCTCGATGTAGATTCTGCCAATAAAACAATCAAAATTGATGGCGAGTTCCAGCAAGGATTATCTTCTGGTATATTTGTTCATATTCCGTCTGGAAATTATAAAGTATCCGATTTAAATGCACTCAATGATTCAAGCGGAAATTTTACTGGAACTTTGGAAAATATCAGAGCTAGACGCCAAAGCCAATTAAAACAATTAAATATCAAGCAAGTCCAAGATGATACATACGGATGCACTTTAACTGTTACTGGTAATTTCTTGATAGATTCCGTTATCACTGACATTCATGTTGAAGAAGCAAGATTATCTGGCGCTGTTACAACTGGTGATAGCTTTTTAACTGGAATCGTTTATAAATTTCCAGAAAATACCCTAGTAGATGGAAATCCAACTTGGGACACTTTATCTTATCAACAAGTAACTGGCGTATTTAATGAAGTTGGATTAGATGTTGATTTCATTGGTGAAGCTGGAACAGGTCAATTAATAGCTCCAGTAGCTAACAACTGGTTGGGTAAGATAGATTACAAAGTTAATGGATCTAATTCATTTTTCTATGCAAACGGCTCTGCTCAAGTAGAAGTAAATACCAATGCCGTTGCTATTGCAGAAATATCAGCGACAAATGGCTCTAGAATTAACTCTGCAACGGTATCTAATTTAGATGATGTATGGGGTTCTTCTATATACACGTCTGCGGCAACTGGTAATGCTATAGTTATATTTACAAGAGGAGCTGTTGTTAGTAATTCGTATGTAGCTTCTAACGCTAATTGGAAAAATCTTGCGGCAACAGAAGTATTTAAAATTGGTAAAAATATATCCGCAACTTCAACTTCTTTCGGATATGCGGCTGCATTTATTAAAGGTGGATATAGAATTATCGAAAGAGCTTCTAAGAATCTAAGTGATCAAGGAAGTTTGACTTTCTATTATAGAGATTTATTAGCTTTAAGTAAACTGCGCCCATATTACACAATAGCTCAGGCTGATATTGGAAATAATCAAGCGACGAATCTTAAAGATTGGACTTTTGATTTTCCGTATAAGGTTGGAGATAGAGTAAAAAATAATGGAAATGTTTATTTATGCGTCCAAGATCATAAATCGCCAACTGCATTTGAAGTTGGAAACAAATGGACATCTGGAAATTCTTTAGGGTATTCAACATACGGATTCCCAAAGAATTTCTATGTAAAAGATTCTAGCGGTAATAGAGTACCAACTACTGACGTTTTAACTTCTGGGGTAATTGCCTCGACATTTAATTCACTAGGAATAAGTAATGTTTATGTTGGAAACGGAACTCTTGGAGAAAGTAATTTAGCTACGCTCGCGGAAGGTTCCGGTTTAGGTTATAGCGGATTGATATACGGAACTGGTTATCCTATTGGGTATTACAATTTAAACGTAGATACGTCGGCTAGAAACTTAGATCTACTTTCGGCTGGAAGCACTTACGTATTAAGTGGATCAGGTATTGAGCCAAAATACTATAAGACAATAGCGACAAAAGAAGAAGAGGCTAATCAATATGGTATTGTAGGATTGCAGTATATGCCTGACAAAGAAAACTTTGTAGAAAGAGAAATTGCAGACAACTCTCCAAGTCAATACGTCACATCTCCTTACGATAAAATCATAAAACCAGATCCAGTATCAGCGATCACAAATACAGGAATATACGGAGGAACTGGATTAGATATTACTTGGCAACAGGTAACAACCACGCCTATTAACGGTTATAAAATTTATGTAAGCAGACCAGACTACTCAAATAGTAATGATTCCGCTTTAACTGAGTTTTTTGCCGTAGCGTCTGGAGTAAATAAGGTAACTATACCAATCAACGAAAAATGGGGTCAATACGATGTTGATATTTATAGTCAAGGCATTACTCCATATAAATTCTTATCTGATGGCGCTGCATCAATAGCTGTGCAAGTTTTACCAAATCCGACACTGCAAATCGGAGGCGTAACAGTTAACTCTGTATTAGTTAGCGGAATAAAATTAGATACGGCGGATGTAGATAGTTTGAGATACGATATTGGTTATAAATCTTCTGCTTCTTGTTTTACTGGTGTTGGTGCTGGAAACTTTACATCAGCTGACTTAACATTTAGATGGAAATATATTGATCCAACAGGCGGAATAGTTTCAAATGTTGACCAGATGAGGCATAACCCATTCTTGGAGTTCCCTCCAAAAGTTACTTTAGAAATCATTAATGAAGGTGGCGCTGTTTTAGAAACGGTCAAACAATATCAAGGATTCTCTTACAGAATAGATGAAAACGCTAATAAGAAATTAGTCAGCAGAGAGCAAAATAACTATCAAAACGTACAAGCGTCTAGAAACTTGGGACTAAGAATCAAACTTGAAGATGTTAACGGTGAATCTTTTACTGGAATTTATCAAGCTTCAAACATTCCTCCTTCGTATAAAGATATTGAAGTAATAGATTCTTATCAAGATTCGCCATATCAAATTCTTTCTGGTGTTTATGGAAATGAATCCTACAAAAGATTAGCTGTATGGTGCAGTGGAGCAAACAATATTGTTACTGGCTCTGGATTAAGAGATAGTGCTGGTTCAATGTTAAGAAGTGAAGAAGAGAGAGATGTTTCTTATGGAGATATAGTATCCGCGTTTTTAAGTGCGACAGGATTTGATGGAATTGAAGAAGGTTCAGTACCTTCTGTTGCTGGAATTACTATCAATTACAGAGGCGACGGCGATCCAGATTATGAAGCTTATGTTAATCTCTATGGAGATTTATTGAATTTTTATAATAAGAGTGTTGATAAGTCTAAATCTAAAGAAGTTTTTGGATTAGAGCATTATACAGCATACGGACAAAACGAAGGTAGAGAATTGCCGAAAACTAAGAATAATCCAATGGGAATAGCCGATTTAGACGCTGTTCCTACTGGTAAAGTAGGATTCTCTGGAATTGCCATGACAGTTCTACCAGAAAAAGTATCTTTTAATAAAATCGTCTTTAACTGCTCTTCGCTTTTTTCAAATAAGGATGTTTATAAAGTAGATATATACACAGGAGATTTATCTAGTTTCGTACCAGACGTATCGAAAAAAACGAACTATCATAGAGAATATCTAATGACTGATACTAGAAGACTGCTTAACATCATAGAATTGAGTGATGAATCAATAGTTAGATCAAAAGACTATTACTATAAATTCTTACCTTACGATGATTTTGGCTCTGGTATCATGTCTGCTGTTTGTAGCGGTTATTTAGTCAACGAAGAAAGAGAACCTATGACTAAATCCTACAAAAAGAAAACCCTTAACGGAAACGCTGATGAAGGTGAAATCAGCGCGGCTGATATGACGGAAGGTATTAGATATAAAATAGTAACATTAGGAACAGTCAACTGGAATGAACTTGGCCTTAATGAAGATACGGTAGCTGAAATAAACGTAGAATTTGAATACAATGGAGAAGCTATTACAGGAAGCGACGGCGTCGTTCAAAGAATAGAAAAACCAGAAATCATAATCCCAGCAGAAATGGATATTCTCCATGTCTTTGACACAAAGAGCAACTCTACGGTTGTTATTCCAGAGGATATTGTAGAAGGCTCTTCGCTAAACTTCGTAAACGTCGGAGAGCATGACATTTACGTCAATAACCCAGACGGAGATACAGCTAACGGTGAAAACGTAACTGTATTGAAGCCAAACGAAAGAGTTGAACTCTTTAAAATAAACGGAACTTGGATAGACCCAAGAGGAGACAACCTCTACTTGGATTAAAGATTCATCTGGAACACAGATTCATCCATTTTGTTATCTACGCCTTTAACGTAGGACGAGATTTCTGTTTCTTGTGGAGCTACTTGAATCTTCTTGCTGTCGTAGAAGCTATCCAGCCATCCAGAAAGAGGATTGCTTTTAACGTTGTAGATTTTCTTGTAACCCATAGAAGTTAAGCGGCTGTCAGCGAGCCATTCAACATAGTTCTTGAGCGAATCAGATGTGAGTCCAATCAAGTTCCCGCGAGAGAAAAGATAGTCGGCCCATTCTTTTTCAGCATCTACTGCCATACGATATGCTTCGTAAACGCGATCTTCATTCTTCTTTACGATTTCTTGAAAGCCTTCTTTCGGGTTATCACGGAGAATCTTAAAGATATTTTGAGTAATAGCGACGTGGAGATTTTCATCTCTAGAGATCAAGTTGATGATCTTAGCGTTCCCTTCCATCTTGCCGCGATAGCCGAAATAAAACGAGCAAGCAAACGAAACATAGAAAGTAAGACCTTCGGTGATTTGAGTAGCCAACAGAGCGTCAAAAATCTGTTGCTTTGGGTCTTCGCTTTTGGTATTCAAAAGGGCGTCATAGCGGCTAGAGATAGCTTCTGCGCGCTTAACAATCTCTTTATCTTCTAAGATAGAGTCAAAGAACTTGGTCGCGTCTGGATGAACGTTTTGAAGAATATAAGTATAGCTGTTGCTGTGAACAGTTTCAAAGAAAGACCATACATTCATGCAGATTTCAAGTTCTGGATTGCTGACATAATCAGCGAGAGAATTGATGCTGCGAGAAAGCATAGAGTCCGTCATCGTTTGAAAACGGAGGTTGCTATCGAAGACAAAGCGTTCTTCTGGAGATAAATTCTTATAGTCAGCAGAATCTTTAGTCAGATTGATTTCTTGTGGACGCCAGAAGAAGTTCATCTGTTGATCATATAGATCATAGAACTTTGGATACTTCAAGCGGTCATAACGCTGAATAGCTAAATCTTCGCCAAGGAAGATCGGCTGTTTAAGAGAATCTGTGTTTACGGTGTTTAATACTGTTTTCATTTTTTTATAGGGTGCAAGCTCCACTGGAGCAGTTATCTACTTCTTCTGGTTGTGTTTCTGGCTCTGCTTTTTTAACTTCGGTGGCTGAACCAAGCACAGTTTGTGTGTCACCATCGAATGTGTTTGTGTAATAAAGATTTTTGATGCCGTATTTGTAAGCGAGGAGAATATCACGAACAAGTTCTGTTTGTGGCGGAACTTTGTTTGGATAAGCTGCTGTATTATAATACAGGTTAGTTGACATACTCATATCAACGAACTTTTGAATTGCGGCGGCGACTTTAAGATAACCGTCATTGCTTGGCATTTCAGAAGCGATTGTGTAGTGCTGTTTATGCTCTTTAATATTTGGCACGACAACCGAAATAACTCCAGACTTAGAACGCTTGAACGAAATAAGAGAACGAGGAGGCTCAATACCATTTGTTGAAGACTGAATTACGGAGCTAGATTCAACAGGCATAATCGCCGTCAAAGTACTGTGACGCATACCGTGTTGGGCGATTTCTTTACGAAGACCTTCCCAATCGAAATGAAGTTTCTCCGTCACGAACTCATCGACGTTCTTGCAGTAAGTATCAATCGGCAAGATGCCTTGAGAGAATTTGGTCAGATGGAACTTCTCGCACTTACCTTTTTCTTTAGCGACTTCAACAGAGGCTTTGATAAGATTATAACTAACAGATTCCATAAGCGCGGCTACCTTATTAGGAGCTTGCTTATCAAAATACTTCATTTCGCGTTTAGCTAACCAAGCGGCCAAATTGGTTACGCCAACACCAAGACTGCGACGTTTCTTGGCAAAGTTTTCGGCAGCAGGAACAAAGTAGTTTTGATGGTCGATCAATTCTTCAAGCATACGAACGATAACATCGCATACTGATTCCATTTCATCTTCCGAGATTTCCAGAAGATTAACGGCAGAAAGGATGCAGACGCCGATTTCGCCGTCTTTATCATTAACGTCTTTAATTGCAGTCAAAGGATGGTTAACCTCCAAGCAGAGGTTAGCAGTATCAACTTGTTCAGTCCAAGAACCATGAGAGTTAGCATGGTCAACATTCATCAAGTAAATGCGGCCAGTCTCAACGCGTTCTTTAGAGAACAAAAAAAGAAGATCTCTAGCATTAACTACCTTTTTAAATTTAATTTTATTGTTCTTTTCTGCGGCTTCGTAAAGCTCTTTGAAGCCTTCCATACCAAAGTTATTCCACAGTTCAGGAGCTTCATGGTACGAGAAAAGGGTAACTGTCTTATTGGACATGGCGCGATCATAGAACAAACGATCAAAGCCAATGCAGTAATCGAGCTTACGAACGCGATTATCGTCTGTGCCAGCGTTGTTCTTTAAAACCATAATGTCTTCAATGTCGTGATGGAACCACGCAACATTAACGGTTGCAGAGCCGCCACGGATGCCGTTTTGATGGCACGACTTAACGGTGGACTCAAACATCTTCAAGAACGGAATTGGGCCAGTATGACTGACCATGCCGCCTTTAACTGGGCTATTTACGGCGCGAATACGGCTGATATTCATGCCAATACCGTAACGGTTGGCGGTAGCTAGGCCAACGGCGGTATTATTGCCAAAAATCGAATCTAATGTATCGTCAACAGTGAACAAAGCGCACGAAGCGTAAGACTTCAAAGTTGTGCGAACGCCCGCCATAATTGGCGTAGGAAGATTGATCTTGTGTTGGCTAAAGTAATTGTAGGCACGTTTAACGTACTGGAGTCTGTTTGAGCTATAATTCTTAAACAGAGTCATAGCAATAAGCATATAAGCGAATTGCGGTGTTTCGTAGATTTTCTTTGTAGTACGGTTCTGAACTAAGTATTTCTCGCACAACTGTTTAATACCAGCATAAGTGAACGAAAAATCACGGTCATGTTTTAAATACTCGTCGATCTTATGGAACTCTCTTTCATCGTACCACTTAAGAATCTCAGCATCATAAATGCCCGAATTAATGTTTTCCTTTACGAAATCAATAAGTTTTGGCGCGTTTCTGCCACCCCAAACTTCTTTACGAAGCTGATAGTTTTGCAAACGAGAAGCAACGTATTGATACTGAGGCTTTTCCTCGGAAATAAGATTAGCGGCAGACTCGATCAAAGTATTGTGAACATCTTTGGAAGATATTCCGTCAAAGAAAGATAGGTTTGCATTGATGCCAACTTCCTCAAAAGAAGTATTGCTAATACCCTCGCAAGCCCAAGCTAAAACTTTATTGATTTTGTCAGCATCGAATTTTTCAACTTCGCCGCTTCTTTTCTTTACATTCATTAATTTTTTCATATTGAAACCAAAATAGGTAAGATAATTTACAGGTTAAACAGACGTTAATTTTAAACAAAATCCTTTAAGAAACTATTTGTAGTTCTTAACGAAATTGAGTGTATCCACATTGAATCCATTGTTCATATAAAACATCTGGACTCTAGGGTCGCCGCCATGACTAATGTAGGAACAGTTTAAGAAGTCAAGGTCTTTTTGCAGAATAAATTCTTCCACGGCAGAAATTACCTTAATGCCGTCAAAAGAAGACTTTCCACAAGTAACCCAAATGATTTCTTGCACACCTTTTCTGCCGCTCACCCAATCGGACGAGACATAGCCAGCGAAAATAGAATTAGGCTTTCCATCTCTGAAATAAACAAAGAAAACAGCGTCATCTTTGAGGTTGAGCAGAGCGGTAACTAACCTATCTTTTAGGTAGTCTAAATTCCACTCTGCTCCCCAATGTTTTTGAATCTTGCAGATGTTTTGCACCCGCTCGGTCAAAGACATTTCATCAAGAATAGCTTTAAGCTCAGAAGCTTTGACGATTCTCTTGACCATATTAGATAAACTTAATTAAGGCGCGAGCTTCTTTAACTGGAATATCGGTCCAAGTCTTCCATTTAGAAGCGTCTTCATTACGATATGTTTCAGATTTCCAAAGACTGCGTAAGAAAGTTTTGAAGTTTTCAAATTCATCGCCACCAGAGTTGTGTTCAGAATCTCTGAATTTATTCTTTAAAACTCCTTGCGGCGTAATATCGCTAGATTGTTCGCTAGCAACGATAACTTTGCCAGAACCCTTCTTGTCGATTTCATCTTCACCAACGATATGAATACCTAAATAATTACGAACGGCACGAACAAAGGCTCGGTTGGCAGCGATTGTCTCCAAGAACTTTTGGCCAAAACCGTCGGTATTTTCAGATGTAGCGTTAGCGACATCCATGTAAGAACAAGCTTCCCAACTATCTTCGCCAGCAATTTGATTGGTGCTTTCAAAATTAGAAATCCAATCTACGGAACATACAGCAACTACATAATCTTTTTCGAGTTTAGGGAAAGTATAATAAATCCTGCTATAACCACGAAGTTTGGCGACTTCTTTAATTCCAGAAAGCTTGATCAGAAGCTTATTATCTTCTAATCCTTCGATAGAATCTGGAACTGGTTTACCAAAACGCTCAAACGCGCCTCTATTTGGATAGAGATGCGCTGGCTTGACCATAGCTCGCCAGTTGACGGAGCCATCTTGATTGAAAATATAATCTACGTTTTTTAACAACCCTCGTTCATCACGATTGGTCGGCTTGTTGAATGGTTTTGTGTTTGAATCGTTCATCTTTTATAATGTGGAAGTGATCTAATTCCTCCCAGAAGACAGGGTCATCTACGACTTTCGCCAATCTGTCAAGCTTTGGTTGGTTATTTTTCCAAGCTAACTTACTGGCGAATACTTTTTCTTCTGAAAGGATTATTTTTTCAGAGGAAAACAAACACGTTTCATCTATCATGTCAATAGCTTTTACGGATTTTTTATCGAAAGCTTCATCTTTCTCTAAACCAAAATCAAAGAATTTCTCGGCCAACATTCCCCAATTCTCATCATCTTTAGCAATTAAATCAATTTTAATTCCAAGTGATTTAACGTCCTTGAGGTATTCAAGCGTAATTGAATCGTTGGCGATAATTGTGATGCCGTGAATCTTAGATTTGATCGCGTCAATAACGTTGATTGGAATTTCTTTATTGGTGATGATGTTGAGAAAACTAATCGAAGCTAAACGAATAAGATTAGTTTCAGAGTAATGGTAATCCATTCTTATGTTGCAAATCTTGTCTTTAATGACTGCTGGAGCCATGAGAGAGTCGGGAACGATCTCAATCATTGGTTTGTGGTACAAAGCCCCAATGTGCAGGGTTTTTACTTTATCAAGATCATTCTTGACTCCAAGTTGATCTAAAGCGGCTTTTGCGACCACCTCTGGCATGAAGGTGTTAATCTTCTTGTTTTCTTCTGTAAGCGAAAAGGATGGCTTGCCGTGAGTCTTCCAGTCAACTTCAAGCAGCGTTTGGTATTCTGGATCACCCCAAAATGGCTTGCAGTTTTGAGCGTAGCAATAAGGATACATTGCCACGATCTTTTTGTTGTAATGACCAGCAAAGTGAGCGGATAGGCTGTCGATGCCAAGATAAAGCGAAGAATTCTTAATCAAGTACGCTAATTGGGGTAAAGAGGTTTTACCCCTTAAATCCATATCTACTGAATTAACTGGCTGGTCGGACTCGATTCCAACGTGAATGATTTTATAATCAGTTGTGTATTCTTTGATATGCGCGAATACTTTTGTCCAGTAATCGTACTGGCGCGAATTACCTTTGCCGCTAGTTTGGAATACGATGTATTTATCAACGGCTAAAGGATAGTAGGATTCATTAACGAATGGCTCGTCAATATAAACGCCGCAAGATAGTGCGTAACGATTAAGTAAGTGCATTTCTAGAAAGTAGATTGAATTGAATTTTGTCTATACCGTTGTGTTGGTAGTCGTAGTTTTTTTGCGTGCCTAGATGCGGCAAAAATGTAATGTCGAAATAACCGTCGCCTTTAGCGTGACCTTCCATAGTCAACAGGTTTTCCATCGCAGGAGTAAACTGGATAACCTTGTGGATATAAGGATTGCCGTTTAGAAGATCATTGAACTCTGGTTTAGTTGCAAAGTAAATGTTATATTCTGGATAAAGCTCTTTGATAGAAGGGAGCAACGAAGTGCTCATAAAAACATCTCCTGCGCTTTGCGGCATAACAAATAAGATACGTCGGCCAACATCGTCTTTACCTAAAAGATCAGAAAGCTCAATCTTGCTGTTCTGCTGGTTCTCTTTCATAGCTACATTTTTAAAGTAAGCTAAGATTTGATCTCTTGTGACGCCTTTATTAAGTTGAGAGATCCAAGTTTTAAGACCATCATCATTTTCATCCACAGTCATTCTGAGAATGTTCTTATATAAATCAATTACCCAAGCTACATTGTCTTCTGTTTCCAAGGGAACGTGATTTGGGTTACGAGGTACGAAGTCGTCTTCAAAATTCCACTCAACTGCTGGAGCATTGTCAATGATCGCTTCTAATTGTTTGCCGATTACTTCCGCAGAAAGGTTTTCGATAACGAATTTTCTAGCCTTTTTGCCCATCACTAGACGTTTTTCAAGAGGCATTTTGTAAACCCTCTCAATCTTTTCTGAGATAGACTCAGGAAGAGTGGTCGCCTTGATAAAGTTAGTGCCCGGTTCGTAGTATGGCTTCCAGCTAAGAGGCATACCGCCGCTTTCTTCCGTAGAAAAGTCTTCGCCGCACGAATAGTTGGTGACCAGAGTAATTAAACCAGTGAGTTTAGCTTCTGTAACAGGAATTTCTTGACCACCGCTGGTAAATGGATGGCAATAAACATCCATCAAGTTATAAATCTCGTTCAACTGTTCTTCGCTGACTCCATTTGTGATGTTAGTTGTCTCAACAGTGTCTTTACCGTCGCAGTATTTGCACGCAATCTTTTGACCAGAGAACTTTTTGATCTCGTACTGTTTGCATTTCTTGCAGAAGTAAGTTGTGAGAACGTCATCGTTGCTAATCTCGTTGTCTTTGATGAGCTTGGCGATGTCCCAGCCTTCTCCCCAGTGGGTATGAAGCAGCAATTTAGCTTTAGACTTTGGATTATCTTGCTTAAACTTTTTAAAACCTTGAATCAGATTTGGAACGCTCTTGCGAAGTTGATTTCTGAATACGAAACCAATGATAAATTCATCAGATAGCCCAAACTCTTTTCTGAGAGCTACTCTATCTTCTTCTTTTAAACGAAAGAACGAAGATGTTTCTGTTGAACCTCTAAGTGTTTTGATTGATCCTTTTGGATGCCCAAGACGTTCAGCTTCTTTGCCAGCGAACGATGCCCAAGCGTAGTAATGATTAACTTTGGGAATAATTTTGATCGCATCTTGGTAAAGAGGAAGAGAATCGAGAGTCGTCCATACCATACAGTTCTTGTTCCACCACTTTTTTTCTGTAAGTGGGGTTAAAGCCCAAATATCTTCGATACCAATATAGAAGTCTGGTTTGACTTCTTTCATTAAAGTATCTATTTCATGCAATCCGTAACTAACAGAGCGCAATTTTCCTTGGTCAGAAGCGATAGATTGAACTACCGCTGGTTCAGGCATAGTGCCAACGCCCTTCCAAGGAAGAGTCTTTAGTTCGTCGGCGTCTTTATATTTAGTATTCGCAAATTCAACGAGGTTATATTTACCAGTCTTGTATAGGTAACGAAGAACATTCTTCATGTTCTTGCCGAAACCAGTAAAAATGCGACTGCTGTTGCTATGGAATACTACTGTTTTTTTCATTTGACCTCAAAGCGGAAAGATTCAGCGAGATAGCTTTCAAGAAACTGCGCGAGAAGTTCGGCTTCGCCCAGTTCAAGACCAATAGAAAACTGTTGTTCGCCGCGCTTGATACTGAAAGAGAAAGCGGAGCCGCCGCTTTTCTTTTCGTAAGGCCCAAACATAATCGAAGTTGTTGAGCCTTGATAAACATGGACTGTGCTGAATTTAGTTTCTTTACGAACAGCGCGAATGATGGAAGCTGCTTCTGTTTGATTCAGTTTTAAAGCTGCTGTCTTTTCGGGGTTCTTAGCGTTTTGGGTAAACGAACCTTTTCTGGAGGCTTCGTCCCAGCCAGCTTGCTTTACGAAGCTAGTATAAAGAGTAAGCCCCTTTTCTTCTGCGCTGACATTAAAAGAAGCGGCTGTTCCTGTGCAGGACTTGTTGGGTTTATAAAAATTAAGGCGCATATATCATCTATGTTTCAAGATAATAATGCGCCAAAACTCTTTTTAAACTAATATATTTAACTTAACTAATAATAACTTTAGATACGTCTTCTTCATCCCATTTAGGCTCGTCCATAGAGCCTTCTGCTTTCTTCTTTTTGCGTGACCATTGGCTTTCGCAAATAGCATATCTTTGTTTTTGATTCTTGTATTCTTTATTCATAGTGGGCGAACCCATGCAGGAAGAAACGAAGTCATCATGAGACTGATCTTTTTGTGGTGTTGGAATTGGCATATCTATATTTACACAAAAAAGCCTACGTTTTGAGGCGTAGGCTTGAAGGGGTTTAGTTTAATCGGTGATTAACGAGTAATCGTGCGACCTTGGAAGGAAACGGCAACGACGCTGGTCTTGGCGAACTTACGAACTTCATCGGTATTGCGGTCATGCACGATGATCATTTGTGGAGTTTCGCTAACGAAGCGAGCATTGATAATTTCATTCTTTGTCTCAAGGCCGAAGAAACGGCCCGCTGTATTTGTGATGGCGTTGATAACGCGATTGGTATTTGTGGTTTTCATAGGTTTTAACTACGCCAGAGAAGATAGAAACCTTGAATGGTTTTGTCAAGAGATTCTTCGATAAAAAGTTTATCTTTTATTTTATAATAAAGCTTTTGAGACTTATTTATGTAAGTCGATAATTTGGTTGGATTTGTAACACCAAATGTCATAAATTCTGATACGATTTTTGAATTCATGTAAGCAAAAATAAATAATTCTGAAAGCTCTTTTACCGAAATGAGTTTGTTTTTATCCGCTTCGTAAATAGAAATAAAATTATCAAAATCTGCGTCGGAACAGTTCAACACTTCTTTGGCTAACCAAAGTTCAATGTATTTATTAGCATTGGCTGCGTATTCAAAATTAATGAATTTAAATTCGTCTTTTGAGAAAATAATATTCGACACTTCTAAATCAAAGTGGCAAATAGAACAGTCGGAAGGAGACTGAACGTAAAGATTTTTAAAAGCAGATTTGACCGCGCCAAATAATTGAGCAACAGGAAACGTGTGTTGAATAAGCGCAGACTCCATAGGCAGAAACGAACTGATGGTTTCTACCGTTTCGTCTTTCTGCGAAGACGAGAAAGAGTGGATCTTTTTTAAGTCTCTAGCAAAAAACGATTCTAGTTTAAGTTTTGGGCTTAATAAATACTTTGAAATGTCGCTTCCAAAAATACCTTTTGGCATCTCAAAGCATATGTAATTAAAATCACCAGATAAATCGTGAGAAACTATCAGAGGATGGAAAGGATAATCTTCCTTACAAAGTTTATCCCAAAAATTAGGGATAAATGGAGACAAATTAACCTTGAGAACAAAAGGGCGTTTTTCTGAAACAATTAAATACGAATCATAAAGTGGACTTCTTGAAAACTTTTCACAGGTATCTATTTTGATACCTGACTGAGATTCTATGCGGCCCTTAATATAGGCAAGCATTTCCAGTTCAATTGGCAACAGAGTGTTGTCTTGAACTGTGTGCTGTAAGAAGTTTTTCTTTTGTTCCATTAACTTGTATCTCGTTATCTTTAATCTTTACCTTGATTTGATTATACGAGCTACACGCCAAACTGTCAACTATCTTTGTCTTAAGTTCATTTTCGATGAAGAAGATAACTCCTCTGGCTCCATTCTTAGAATCCTTGGTCTTGGAGATAATGAAGTTAACTACATCTTTGGAAAAATAAACAGATGTATCGTTAGCCTTGAGAGAGGCTTTGATTGACTCCAGTTCAGTCTCCGCGATCTTAACCAACGATTCTTCTTTAAGATGATCGAAAATGATTACGTCGTTCAAACGAGCCAAGAACTCTGGTCTAAAAAATCTTTTTAATTTCTCTTGAACACCTTCTTTTGAAATTACTTCTTCCGCTGGCGCACAGAAACCAATTTGTTTATTGTCGCCAAACTGGAAACCAACATTGCCAGTCATAATCAAGATACAGTTCTTAAAGTTAAGTTTTCTGCCGTTTGAATCGCTAAGTTCTCCATTATCCATTACTTGCAAAAGGATATTGATAACATCAGGATGTGCCTTTTCGATTTCGTCAAACAAGAAGATTGTTGATGGGCGTTTCTCTAATTGGTTAGAGAAGATATTAGATTTGCCGTGCCCAACATAACCCGGAGGCGAGCCAATCAGTTTAGATACTGAATGAGGCTCCATAAACTCCGACATATCAATTCTGACAAGGCTATCTTCGCCGCCAAACGCTTGCTTAGAAAGCACCTTAGCTAAATGAGTTTTGCCAGAACCAGTCGGGCCAAGAAACATAAAGCTACCTAATGGCTTGCTAGTGGACGATAAGCCAAAAGAAGAACGCAAGATACAGTCAGAGATTTTCTTTAGAGCAGCATCTTGACCAAAAACGTGCTTCTTTAATTCGTTATGGATATTTCTGAAATTAGAATCTTGAGCGTTAGTGTCGATTATAGACCCAACTTTTTCGCAGAGAACTTGATAAACGTCTTTGCGAGTAGCTGTTACTTTTTTATTTTCTTGCAGCTTCATCCAAGATTCAAATTTTGTTTTATAGTCCTTGATTATAGAATCCATCTGGATGCTTTTAGATTCTTCGGATTCAAATAAATCGTCGGACTGCTCTAAATCAGCAATCATGCTTTCGATTTTTTTGATTTCTTCGCTTCTAGCGTAAGTTTTGATTTTAACTTTAGCTCCAACTTGATCGAGAATATCAATAGCCTTATCTGGAAATCTTCTATTTGGTATATACTTAGCGCACAATTCAATTATGTCGCTAAGTGTTTCGTCTGGAAATCTGATCTTGTGAAATTCTTCGTAGTAAGGCTTGATGCTTTTGAGAATCTTTAAAGTATCTTCTTTGCTTGGCTCTTTAACGAACACTGGCTCAAACCTGCGATTCATTGCAGAGTCTTTTTGGAAATATTGTTCGTATTCTTTTTGAGTGGTTGCGCCAATGCAGCTAATTTCATCGGTAGCCAGATACGGCTTTAAGATATTGGCGGTGTCTAATGAGCCTTCGTCATTACCTAAACCAATGATTGTGTGAATCTCATCAATAAACAAGATGATTGATTTGCTCTCTTTGACTTCTTTGAGGACTTTGTGAAGACGTTCCTCAAATTGACCTCTAAGATTTGTCCCAGCCACCATTGCGGTCATATCCAACTGCATGATCGTCTTGCCTAACAAGAACTCGGTGGACTCACCAGTCATAATCTTCTTTGCTAAAAGCCCAATGATCGTGCTCTTGCCAACGCCAGCTTCGCCAACAAGAATTGGATTACGCTTTTGCTTGCGGCAAAGCACTTCCGACACTTGTGCAACCTCGGCGTCTCTAAAACAAGCGTTATCAAACTCACCATTCTCCGCTTTCTCTGTAAAATTTATGCAAAAATCTTTTAAAAGCGACGGTGATGAAGAAGATGATTGCGTCGAGGATAGTTTTTTAGTTGGATTAGATACAGTTTTGCATCCAGATTCAATTTCGCTAGACAAAAAGATAATATCTACGCCTTGAGATTTAAAAAATTTCTTTGCATAAGACGAGTGTCTAAGCATCGAGAGAAAAAGATGCTCTACACCAGTATAGTTTTGATTGTAGTAGCGAGAAATCTTGTAAGACTCTTTGATTATCTTAATAACGGCATCGGTATAATCGACAGACGCTTTCTTGCGCTTCTTTTCTGGAAGCTCTTTCTCAAGTCGGTTAACTAGTTCTGATGGAAGAACCTTGATCTGCTCAAATGCGTTATCAACAATCATTGATTGTGACAATAGCAAGGCATAAAGCATAAAGGACTCGTCGATCTCGACGTAATTATGGCTTAGACACTTTTGTTTAGCGATGTCTAAGAGTCTTTTTACTTTTGGAGTGAAGTTAACGTCTTCCACTTTATTCATTTTACACTTTTAAGATTGTAAGTCAGATAATTTAGTATATATTTTTTCGTTAAGGATGCTTAACGAGTCCAAGAAGATAGAATCGTCGGATTTGTTGCCGTAGAGAACGACAATGTCGTCTTCTTCGGGTGTTTTACCGCCGCCTTCGTAGTAACGAGTAAGTTTATCTTCTCTGCCGTCCATGAGGCGGCAAGACATTTGTCCGTATTCGTCGGAGATTTGAATGAATAAATATTTGTTTCCATTTTTGCTGGTTTTTTTCTTGGCTTCTTTAACTACGCCAACGATCTTGACTGGCTGACGAGGATCTAACTGCGATATTTCGTAAGTTGTCAATAGTCTTTGCTCGTCTTCTTCGGAAAAGACATCTCTCAGTTTATGAGTGTAGCTATAACCAAGCAGTTTCTTCTCAAAAAACCAGTTGGCAAATTTTTCATGAGTCTTGTTCATCTCGTAGATTTTTTTGTACGAGTCGTATTTGGCTCTGAACGTCGTGAAACGCTTTTCGCTCATGAATGGTTTTGCGTCGTCGCCAGCCAACTTGTTCTTAACCAAGTCAGCGATTGCTTTCAGAACATCAAAGTTATATTTCGATGCTACGAGTTTAATGTTTCTCTTTTCTCTTTCAGTGAGAATATTGTAGGACTGAGCCTCAAGAGCTAGTCGGCAACGCTTTTCGCTAAAGCTAGAGAGCGTACCAGCCTGAATCAAAGAAGAAAGAACGCCGATATTAAGACCAGCTTCTTTGGCTGCGTCAAAGCAGTCGATCTTGTCTGAAAACTCTTTTTGTCTAAAAGCCAAAAGGTTCTCCAAGACTTTATCAGAAACGCCTTTGATTGCATTGAGTCCAAATCGAATATTCTTATCTTCAATGTCGAAGTCTGATTTCGACTTAACCAAATCAGGGGAAAGAAGCCTAATGTCGAAGAACGCCAACTCTTGAGAGATAGTTTCGATTTCTTCGTGCGGATTAGGCTCATGCTTAGAGGATTTAAGCAGCGCCAAAAAGAATTCTTGAGGATAGTTAAACTTAAGATAAGTTGTTACTGCGCTTAATGTTGCATAAGATACAGCGTGAGAAGCGTTGAAAGAATAGTTAGCGCTATCTTCTGCGACCTTCCAAAGAACATCGGAAATAGCAGGATCTAAGTTATTCTCTTTAATCTTGTTAGAAATCTTTTCTTTCCAAGCTGGCATTTCGCTAACCTTCTTTTTACCAATGATACGGCGAACAGTTTCAGCTTCATCAAGAGTAAAACCTACTTTAACCACCATCTTCATCAACTGTTCTTGGAAGATAGGAATACCGCCTGTTACGCCCAAAATATCATCGAAGAACGGGTGAATAGACTGGAAGTTGCCAGTTTCAACGTATTCGGCGTATTGATTCATAAAATCCAACGCGCCTGGCCGTGCTAGAGCTAACACACAGGCTAATTCAAAGAGATTACGAGGTTTGACCTTCCTGCATACATGAAAGTTCGTATTAGCCTCAATTTGGAACAATCCTTTGGGATTAGATAGGTCTTGGAAGTATTTATAGGTAGATGACGAATCGTAATCGAGTGTCTTAAAGTCTAAACCTAATCTTTGGCAGGTTTCATAAACCACGGACAAGGTTCTAAGACCAAGAATATCGAACTTAACAGTGATTTCAGAAATGTTGTTCATTTCGTAAGCACTTACAAGCTCGCCTTCACCTGTCTTTTGAAGAGGCATAATATCCTCGTTGTTAAAGTAGGAGATCGAGATACCAGAAGGATGAACGCCGCAATTCTTATTTAAACCTTCTAATTTTTTAGCAATTTTAAATACCTTTTGATGAGAGTCGCAGAAAGCTTTGAATTGTTCGCTTTGTTTGTATGCGTCTTTGAGAGCGAATACTTTGCCGAATTGTTTTGGGATAACGTCGCTAACTGCATTTACTGCATCTTCGCTCATCTCTCCTACAATCTTACCGCACTCTTTAATGCAGAGTTTACCAGTAAGAGTATTCATAGTAAGAATCTTGCAGGTCTTACCAGAGTATTTTGTCTTGATGTAGTCAATAACAGCTTGGCGTTTTGAGAACTCAATGTCATTATCAACATCGGGCATCAGAGAACCATCGAGATAAGTCACGCCATCAACGATTGTTTTCTTAGCGCGGCTCTTAGAAACGAAACGCTCAAAGAAAAGACCGTGTTCGATTGGGTCAACGTTAGTGACGCTGACCAAAAACAAAATTAAAGAACCAGCGGCGGAGCCACGACCATAACCAGTTGGAATGTCGTTCTCATGAGCAAAGTTCATGATGTCCCAATTAAGAAGAATGTAATCAACGAAACCTAGCTCTTCAAAAACAGCTAACTCCATTTTTGCCCTGTCATAATACTCCTGCTTGTTAGCTTTCTTATCAATGCCTTTGCTCTTAACTGCGTTAAGGCATAGCTGGCGAAGAAAGTCGAGGTTTGAGCAACCCTTCTGAATGTTGAGTCTTTCGTAATGGCGATCATCAATCTTGATTTCAGGAAGGCGAACGCCCGGTGGAATGGGACTCTTGTAGTCTGTGAATTTATCTAACATTAGATTTCAACCTCCGAGATTTGGCGACGAAAGATTTTATAGTTCATTTTAATATCATACAACGCATTATGCAGCATTGCTGGGTCATGCTCAATGCCATAGTGTTTTAGCAGAAAGCCCTGACTTGTTTTGATACCTTTTTCAAAGTGATTCATAAGTTTCATTTGCCAGCAAAGAAAATCTTCTTCACTGTTGTATTTGACTTGTTTGAAAATAGACATGGCTAAAGCTCTTGTGTCAATCATTCTATTTAAAAAGCTCCAGTCATTTTGCATACCCAAACCGTTCATTAAAACATTTAAAATGTAAATGTCGTAGTTGAGAATGTTCTGGCCGACAAGAAGAACATCCTTATCGTAAAGAGTCTTGGCGAACTTTTGCCAGACTTCCATAGGAGGCTTGGCCTTGCTCAAGTAGGTTTGTTTATTGAAGTTCGTAATCTTGGCCGCGCCTTCTGACATATTCAAATCTTCAAATAAAATGAATTCA